AGGCCACACACCCTAGACAAAAAACGCGACTCGCGTTGCCCGCAGGCTGAGAAGCGCGGAAGGACCCGCAAATCCGGCGCGTTTCATTCGGGCGCGTGAAAAACTTTTTCATTCGTCGAAACCGAATCCGATTCGTCAGCGAATTCATCCGCCGGGGAGACGGGGCGCTCTCGTCCATAAAGCTGGCGCAGCGCGTCGCGTTCTTTCTGCGCCGCGCGTGCGGATCGCTTGATCTTTCGGCGCGACGCCATCGCGCGCAGATACCCGATCGACAGCCGCGCATCATCAAACTTTTTCGCCATCGTCCTCGATGTCGACCGTAAAGCTGGTCATTCCAGGCGGTGTGACAATCCTGCGATTCTTGACCTGGTCGATCACGCTGCTGATCGATCCGGCCATCAGCACCACGCTCACCGTGTCGCGATCGCCGATCATGCGGACGCGGAATCGCCGCTGCTTCTGCAGCGACAGCGATTGATACTCGCGCTGTGGTCGTTCGATCATCGCCATCCCGCCTCGCACCTCACGCCGCCCATTGCGCCATCGGCAACCATCCGGAAATCCTGGAGAGTTCGCGGCATTACCTCGGCCCACAGGATTCTCCCGGTCGGTTCACAGCGCATCGAGCATCCGTAAACCAATGTCGCCATCACGAAAACCGCCGAATCACGAACAAGAACAGCACCACGACCCACACCACGAAAAACGCGGCCGTCAACAGATGCGGCTTCATCCCCACAGCAGCCATCCGATGGCGAGCCCAACGACGATCCCGTAGAGCGAGAACATCATGGCCCCGAGCGCCAGCTCCGGCCGGTCTCCCTCGTGCGGATCGTGATAAAGCCTCGGCAATCTCGGTGGTCCGCTCATGAAAACAGCCGCTTCAGCTCTGAGTTGATCGCCCCGATCGGGACATAGAACGGCTTGTCGGTGATCAGCACCGAGATCCGGTCACGCTCCACTTGCACCCTGCCCGTCGCTCGGCCGGAGAACGATCCATCGGGCGCCAGCGTGATGCCTTTCTCCCTCGCCTGCGCCCGAAACCGCTCCCAGTTCGACGTGATCTGCTGATGCAGGCTCGGCGTGATCGGAAAAATGAGCGTCGTCGGCGTCATGCCGCACCCCGCTTCGGCTTATCCAGCCCCAGCCGGTAGTAGGCCAGCTGGATCGCCTGGTCGACGTCGGCCTGAACAACACCGTCCGCCTTCCCGGCCCGATTCAGCTCCTCCCAGATCAAGCCGGAGGCCAGATCCCGCTTCTTCGTGCCAGACTTCCGGTCGGGGATCAGCTGCACCACATACCGATCGGCGATGGGCAGCACCGTCTCGAGCGCGGTTCGCACCTCCGGGCTAAACAGCGGCATCAGATACCTGGCGACCAGAGCGCCCGCCAGTCTCAGCAAGATCCTGTAAACCCAACCCATCAGCCTGCCCTCCGTTTGAATTCATCGACTGGCCGCCAGCCGAAACAGTGATCCGGCTCGAACCAATGCACATCCGAAAAATCCTGATAAGCCTGCCGGTAGAAGGCCGGCGACGTACCGCTGTCCGAATGTCGGCCGCACGTTGGCGACCGTCCACAATGCCGCGCCACGCATCGGGATAGCGGCCGGTCACGCTCTTCTGCCATAGGTGCCTGTCCGCATCTGCTCTGCCAGCTCCTTTGCCCGGTCGGGCGTCTGCTTCGCCCACTTGCTCTGCAGCATTGCCTTCGCCGCCAGCGCGTACTGCCCGGCACGCACCAGACCGAGCGTAAATACGAACTTCTTCAGTCCGCCGATACCCATCTGAAACGCCATGTTGCAGAGCGCATCGCACCGCGCCTGGTCCAGCTTCGAGGTCCACGGGATCTGCGCCATCACCTGTTCGCAGACGCGCGATGCGTCGAGATCCAGCAGCCACAGCGCGCCCTTCAGCGTCACGCTGCTGCCGTTAAATTCCGAGCAGACCTTCTCGTTCATGCTCAATGGCAGAGCATCCAGGTTGTGGCCGTAGCCGACCGTGCGCGCGCCGGCCGTGCATCGATAGACATACGTCCGCTGCCCCACGACGCGTCCAAGACCCTCGTGACGCTTCAGCTGTTCGATCAGTTCGTGCGATGGCATTGCAATCCGCTGCTCATGGGTGCGGTCCGCTGTAGCGGTCGGCGTGGTCATCGTCGCAGGCTGCCTGTAGCCTGAGTTTGTGACCGTGCACGTAGTCCTCGATCAGCCGGGACAAGAATTCGGATGTCGCCCGGCCCTCGAAGTTGGCGAGGTGGCAGACGATGGCAAATGTCGAGTCATCGAGAGACACCGACACCCGGTTGAGCCGTTTTCCGAGATGCAGCGCGTTCATGTCATCGACCCTGGAGCAGGCGGCTCCCAAACATCCGGCCGAATCGTGTGCAGAGGAATGCCGCAGCGCTCGCTGATTTCTCGGGCCATCTTGACAGACGGTCTTCGCTCGCCGTGCCTCCAGCTCGCCACAGCGCGACGTGACGCGTTAAAAAGCGCCGCGCACTCTTCGTCGCCATGGCTCTTGATGAACTCAATAAATGATTCCATCCCTATATCATTCTCCACGAATCGTGGATTTGTCAAGCATAGCACGCCCACAAATTGTCGCGTGAGTTCCATCGCGCTGCATGAGACAACCGCGTGCATGACAGAATCCACACGAATGCTTGCGGTCGAAATTGGACGGAGGCTGCGCGCGGCCAGGACGCGAGCTAATTTGAAGCAGAACGAAGCGGCGGCCATGATCCCGGGGCTTACGCCGACGCGGCTGAGTAATTACGAGAAGGGCCTCCGTACGCTCGACATCGAGATCGCGAAGAGGTTGGCCACGGCGTATGGCGTATCGGCGGCCTATCTCCTGACGCTCGAAGAGGCGCCGGCAGATGCCGACCTGGCATGGCTGGTTGAGCTTTATCGGCGCGCTGATGGCAGGGGAAGGCAGGCGATCGTGCGGCTTGCCGAATACGAGGCGGGAATGTCAGAGTCTTGCCATATCGAACCCGCGGCGGACGACGCCGCGGGTTCCGCGCGAGTCCACGAATCAGTCCCTGAAGGCTACCTTCAACAGTCCATCACTGACTTAAAGACGGTCTAGACCCGATCGCTGCGCATCAACGTTTTCCGCACAGCCTCGCAGGCTCGGCATGAAGGCCCGCAGTGGTCGATCGCTTTTTGGGCGTAGCTTTCCATGCCGCGAAAATTTAACTACGATAGTCCGCTGGACGACTACTTTTATTGTTTTGACCGTCACAAGTACCGCTGTGTCCCGCTGGACATGAATATCGGAGACAGATTGCGCCAGGCGCGCCTGGAAGCAGGGCTGACACAATCGCAGCTTGCGGAGGCGTCTGTGATCAGCCAGCAGATGATCTCGAAGATCGAGAGAGGCGCTTCGGTGGGCACTACTTCGCTGGTGCCACTCGCGTTAACCTGCGGGGTGCGGCCGGAATGGCTGCACACTGGTATCGGCGCAAAATCTCAGCCGGCGCTACAGGAACAGGAAAGCACTGAGGTTCAGGAGCTGGCGGCCGCCTATGCGACGGCGACGATGTCGCAGCGTCAAGCGCTGCTGACCATCGCGCGAAGCTTCAAAGCGGGGTCGCCAGACGAGCCGAAGGACGATAAAACTTAGCCGGGGTCACACCCGCTTGGCTTTGCCCAGCTCCGCCTGGGTTTCTTCTTCATCCATTTCTTGGGCACTTCCGGAACCTTGGCGCCGGTCACCCTCTGAAGCTGCTTCGGCGTGACCAGGAATTTATCCAGGTTGGCACGAGTCGCATCGGTGGTGTTCGGGAACACCCAGGCGATCGTCCGTCCATCGCCGCGGATCACGACCTTCCAGTATTTGTCGGGCGTTCTGATGCCGTGCGAAGCCAGAAAATAGTCATTTGACTCATCTTCTCCCCAGAAAACCCCGCCCAGCACGAGCAGCTCGTCGATGTCCCGGTAGCACTCGATAATCTCCTCGGTCGCCAGCCATGCGCCCCGGTTCAGCGTAGCAGCCATCGGGACGATGTTGGTCATGTAATTCGACTGTCTGAGCGCTAGCTCCGAGTAATCGAGATGGTTTGCGGGAACCAGGTGGCTTCGCTCATAGGTCGGCGACGCTCCTTCTTCCCTGTGAAACGTGTCCGTGTTGAACGGCTGGCACTCCGGCGGCACATCGGGATCAAACCAGTAGTCATCCTCACGCGGGAATCCGCCCGTGTCGTGCTGGGCGTTGTACCGGAATCGGACCGCTCCGTGCTGCTCACAATCGAGCCATACCGTAAATCCCTCGTGGTCAACTCGCCAGATCGCTGCATCTGATCCAAACGAGGCAAACGACCACAGCAAAACAACGGCGGCCATCGCCGCCTGAAAAAAGCGACCGTCCATCTGAATCCTCCGGTTGCAAAGGTACGCCACAACGGCTGGGGCCATGCAATCGCTGGCACCAAGATCATGCCGATGGGTGCTGATGCGCTGATACCGATTTCCGTGGTACTCCGCTGAAAATTTAGCCCGGACCGCTCACCCCCTTGATGAGGTCTCCACAAACTGTGATGCACCTATTGCTTTTTAATCCACAATACGTGTATCTTTAGATCGTGACTAACGGAGACCGCCATGAACACCAACCAAGCACTTCACCAGGTCGCTGAAATCGAGATCGAGCGCATCGAAGCGATCACTCAACGGAGCGCAGGACCACTGCGCGACATGCTCGTGCTGCATCTGGAGCAGGCGATGAGGACCGTCTACGAGGCCGGAGCGGCCTCCGCAAGGTCGGCGCGGATGGCAACGCATGGCGGGGCACAAGCATGAGCGCCGACACCGACTCTCTCGGCGCCAAAATCAGCGCAATCATCTGCTCCGTCTTCATCGGACTGCTAATCCTGTTGGACATTCTGGGCGCCGCGCGCGAGGTGGGCGGCCTGTGAACTCGAAGACACGCGAACGGCTTGCGGAGCATTACGCGGAGATTACCGAAGCTGCGGAGCATCAAATCCGCGAGCTAATCAGGCGGGAGACTTCCGAGGCCCGTGCGGTCGCGCTGGGAGTCTGGCAGCTGTGGTACGCGATCACAGCGGGCCATCAGGCTGACGGCGACACCGAACGGCTCGAGGCGTTGTTTGCCAACGGTTCGCCGTTCGATCACCAGCCATCGGAGAACTGAGATGGACGCGACGCTTGATGTGGTGCTGACCAAGACCTACCAGAACAAGCCGCTGGCAACGATCCGAAACCTGCCCGGCAATGACGCCGATCTGACACCAGACCAGATGCGGGCGCTGGCGAAGACCCTGCTGGTCGTGGCCGACGAGTGCGAGGCACGTCCGATGGACGCGAAGCGGTTTCTTCGTGCCACAAGGAGCTATGCCGTGGCAGATCTTCGCGCTGAGGCGATCTCTTCAGAGCTGCGCGCCGAGCCATGCCCGTGGTGCGGTAACGGCCACGACGGCCTTATGTTTCGGAAGGCAAGCGCCGGCATATGGGTCGTTTCGTGCCCGCGATGCGGCGCAGTCGGCCCCCATCCGAGACAGGGCGAGCAATCGTATGACCAGGCCATTGCGGCCTGGAACGGAGAGGAGAAACCGGCATGCACAACCTGAAGCACGGCGCGCTTCAGCTTCTGATGGGGGCACTGCTTTGCCTGCACCGCGCCACCAGCGCCGCCCTGCGTTGGTGCGAAGACAGGCTGGACGAATTCGAAGGCCTGGACGACATCGTCGACGAAATCGTGAACCGGGATCACGAATTGAAGAAACCCGCCGCGCCCGTGCTGATCGTGCGGGTGCACCACCGACCACGGATCCACTAATGAACACGCAACACATAGAACCGTGCCCTTTCTGCGGCGCAACCGCCGAACTGGAGGACGTGAACATGGAGCACCTGGCGGTGACTTGCTGCGGGTGTGGCGCCATCGGCCCGCGGGCAGATTTCGGCGATGCCGCAATCCGCGCATGGAACGCACGCCGGGACACGGCACCCGAGTGGCTTTCCCAGGCTCTTAACTCGGGAGATGGAGTGTACCGCCCGTGAAGATCATCGGACTGACCGGACCCGCAGGCTGCGGGAAATCGACGGTTGCGGACCTGCTGCAGGAGCATTTCGGCTATATCGAGGAATCGTTCGCGCGGCCGCTCCGCGAGTTCGTGGCATCGGTCTGCTGTTGGACCACTGAAAACGTCGAACGGACGAAGGAAGAACGGACACCAAAGCTGTGCAACCGATCGCCGCGCGAGGTCATGCAACTGATGGGCACCGAGTTTGCGCGCAACATGATCGGCCCCGACATCTGGATTCGCGCCCTGGAGTCGAGAATCCAGCGCATGCGGAACTTTGTCGACACCTATGACCCGCGAGTCACACCCGTCGCTGAATGGTGGTCGCCGAAACTGGCATCCGGCCAGCTGCAGTTTGTCGTCTCCGATATCCGCTTCCCCAACGAGGCAGCCTGGGTGCGGGAGCACGGCGAACTGTGGCATCTCACCAGACCCGGAAAAGGACTGACCGGGCACGTCAGCGAAGCAGGAGTCGCAGTGACCGACCGCGACCAGATCCTCGATAACGACTGCGACATGGACGCGCTGCGGGTTCGCATTGGCGCAATGCTGGGGGTCTCCGATGCCCAGTGATCGACCCGTTGCATACGTTGCCGGCCCCTACCGCGGCATCAACGCGTTCGATGTATCACGCAACATCGAGAGCGCCCGCCTGGTTGCGGCGGCGCTTTGGCGACAAGGCTATTACGCGCTGTGCCCGCATATGAACACCGCGCACTTCGACGGCATCGTCGACGACCGCGTGTTCCTGGATGGGGCGCTGGAGCTGATGCGACGGTGCGACCTGGTCGTGCTATCGCGAGGCTGGGCGCAAAGCGAGGGCTCGCGGGAGGAGATCCGCGAGGCGCTGGCGATCGGAAAACCGATCTTCGAATGGCCCGTCATGAGCGTCGCGCTCACCGAGGCCTATTTCAATCTCGACTGATAAGAGGACTGCATCATGACCCGCCCTGACCTGTTCAACTTCGTGATCGGCTCGCTCCGGTACGGCGCGACGCTGGATGAACTATCCGAGAAGCTCAATGAATGCGTCAACGCCAGCCGGGAGACCGGCAAAGTCTCGACGCTAACCCTGGAGCTGAAGATCAAACCGAACGGTTCGACCGGCCAGTACGAGCTGACCGACAAGATCAAGTCGCGCGTTCCGGAACTGGACCGCGAGGTCACGCTGATGTTTGGCACACCGGAAGGCAACCTGGTCCGGGAAGACCCGCGCCAGATGAAGCTGGACCTCCGACGGGTCGAAGACCCGCCCGCCGGGGACCTGCGCAAGGTCAGTCCGTAAACCCAGTCCATCGGAGCAGAGATCATGAAAGACAACGACGACACCTACAACGAAGAATTCCCCAACGACTGGGCGACCGCGTTCAACGCCGGCGCTGCGCTGTCCGAGCGTAAGGAGTTCGAGATCAACGAGACCCCGGCGGTCCTGATTCCGGACGGCTATAAGGTCCAGACGTTCGAGGAGCACCGCGAGCGGCCGATTCGCATCGAGCGCTGCGTCGCTACCCACACCGCCCGCGCCTTCGTCAAGTACGTCAAGCGATTCTGGGACGATGGGACGATGGTGTTCGCAGACGGTAGCAAGGCCACATTCACCGCGGTCATCGACTACCACCGATCCGCCGACGTGCCCGACTGGTGCAGGCATTCCGTCACCTATGCCTGCCCGACCAGCCGCGAATGGGACGCGTGGATGAAGAGTTCGGGCAAAGTGATGACTCAGGCGCAGTTTGCCGAATTCATCGAGGACAACCTGGTCGACATCGTGCAGCCCGTCGGCGCCGAAATGCTGGAAGTTGCCAAAACGCTCGACGCGCGAACCAGCGTCCGGTTCAAGAGCGGCATCCGCCTCGACAACGGGGAGACGCAGCTGGTGTACGAGGAGATGATCGACGGCGCCGCCGGCGCCAAAGGCCAGATCAAGATTCCGCAGACGATCAAGCTGGCGCTGCGCGTGTTCCAGGGCGAAGACCCGTATGAGGTCGAGGCCCGCTTCAAATACCGGATCAAGGAAGGCGCGCTGACCATGTGGCAGGAGCTGGTCCGCCCTGAGCGCATCACCGAGGACGCGTTCCGGGGAATCCTCGAGCGGATCGCCGAAGAGCTGGACCTGGTTCCTGTGATCGAGGCAGCGGCATAACGCGCCGCCGTAACCGATGGAACTCACTGCGACCAAAGAACAGCTGCTGCCGCCTCTGATGCGCGCGGCTGCAGCCTGCGGAGGCGGAACGCTGCCGGTGCTGGAGCATCTGCTGCTGCGGCCTGGCGATGCGCTCAGCGTGACCGGCACCGACATGGAGACCGAGATCGTCGCGTCGGGCGACTTTCCGGCAGGAGGTGTCGCCATCGCTTTGCCCGGGCGGAAGCTGGTCAACATCATCCGGAACCTGCCCGACGGCGCCGATGTATCGATCAGTGTGGGTGACGAGCGCTGCTCGATCCGATCCGGGCGCAGCCGCTACCTGCTGGCGACGGTTCCCGCGGACTCATTCCCGGCGTTTGACCGGGACCGGAACAATCCACGCACCACCCTCACCATCGGCGCGGACGTGCTGCTGCGGGCCCTGACTCGCGTGCGATTCGCGGCCGGCAAGGCCGACGTTCGGTACTACCTGAATGGCGTACACGTCCAGATCGACCAGGGATCGCTGCTGACGGTCGCGTCGGACGGACACCGCATCGCGGTTTGTGAGACGGCGCTCGACGGCGATGAAGCGCGAACCACAGTCGTTGGCAATGGCCAGTTCGGCGATAAGTGCTTCATGATTCTGCCGAACGGCGGCGTGGACGAGATCATGCTGCTGCTGAAAGGCGCTCGGGGCGACGTGCAGATGATGGTGTCGAAATCGTGCGCCGAGGTCATCGCCGACGAAACATCGTTCGCCACCAAACTGATCGAAGGCACTTACCCGCCCTGGCAACGCGTCGTCCCGCGCGACTATTGCGCATCCTTTACCGCCGAGCGCCAGTCGTTGGTCGACTCGCTGCGGCGCATGGCGACGCTGGCCGATGAGAAATTCTGCGGCGTCGAGCTAACGGTCGACGGCGACCTGCTGACGCTGCGCCTGCACAACTCTGTCGGCGAGAACGCGGAGGAGCAGCTCGAACTCGCCAACGTCGAAGGCGATCCAGGGCGGCAAGGATTCAACGCGCACTACCTGATCGACGCGCTGTCGGTCGCAGAGACCGAGCGTGTCGAATTCAGCATCGCCGAATCGCGCGGCGTGCGCATCACCGACACGACCGACACCGGATGGCAGGCGGTCGTCATGCCAATGAGGTTGTGACCGTGCCAGGCCTGCCGTCCGACATTGACGCCCGAATCGAACGACTGTGGTGCATCGGCAGCACCCGCAAGATTGCCGAACTGCTCGGCGTCGATCGTAGCTGCGTCATACGTCGCGCGAAGAAACTCTACCTGAAGCCCTCAAAACACTTCTGGACCCCGGAAGAAGACGCGATGCTGCGTGAGCTCTACCCGAACACCCTGTCCGCCGACATCGCGAAGAGGGTCGGTCTGCCCGTCGGCAGCGTGCACGATCGTGCCGCGCGGCTCGGCATTCGGAAAGACAAGGCATGGGTCAGCGAGAACTCTCGCGAAGTCCAGCGCCGCAACGGCAATCCGGGGCGATTCCGTAAGGGCCTGGAACCCTGGAACAAGGGCAAGCGCTGCCCTGGACTGGGCGGAGAAACAACCTTCAGGCCAGGAAACCGACCGCATACCTGGAGACCGATCGGCACCGAGCGGATCAGCAAGGACGGCTATCTGCAGCGCAAGGTCACGGACGACGGCCCTGCGCGGCGGCATTACAAATCGGTGCATATCATCGTGTGGGAGGCAGCCAACGGCCAGGTGCCACCCGGTCATGCGGTAATCATGAAAGATGGCAACAAGCAGAATCTGGCGCTCGACAACCTGGAACTGGTCAGTCGCGCGGAGCTGATGCGCCGAAACTCGGTGCACCGATACCCGGAGAGCCTGGTGCAGGCCATTTACGCCAAGGCCAGGCTTTCTCGGGCAATCAACAAGAGGCTGAGGCATGAAAAATCGGATGACTGATCTCCGAAACCACTTGTTTGCAACGCTGGAAGCGCTCCAGGACGAAGAAAAGCCCATGGACATTCAGCGGGCAAAGGCGATAAGCGACGTCGCCCAAACCATCATCAATTCGGCGAAGGTGGAAGTCGACTTCATTAACGCCACGGGCGACCGAGGGACGGGGTTCATCGAGCTTGACTCCGTTCGGCCTGATCTCAAGGCAATTGGACGCTGACCCAAACGACTACGGGCGCCCCGCATCATTAACCCGCGTGCAACTGCGGGGAATGGGCGAATGGGTAGGGGCGCCCACCACTTAACGCTTAGATCGGAGACAACGATGAAGACATTGATGCTGGCATTGGCCTTTTTCGCCCTGACCGGTTTCGGAGGTCACCCGGACCGCTATCGGCCGGAGCGCCCCCATCATGACGGGCCCTCACATTCAGGCCCGGTCGCTCCAGAGCTGGACGCGGGGTCAGGCGGACTCGCGCTCGGCATCGTCGGCGTCGCGCTGGCCTTGATCCGGGAACGGCGCCGGGGGTGATCCGTGCTGCTGTTCAGCCAGCCAATGCGTAGAGGGCGGTGTCGCGTGTGCGGCTGCACTGACGACGACTGCAGCGGCTGCATCGAGCGGACAGGCACGCCGTGCTATTGGGTCGAGGTTGATCTGTGCAGCGCGTGCCTGACGCCGAACGACCTGTCGCGCCGCCTTCGGCATGGCGATGCCGCGGACTGGGGCATCCTGCATGCGGCGTTTCCCTATCAGCTTTTCCTTCAGGCCACCGAGATCCTCGAGCAGCATCCCGATGAGTGGGAAGGCCCCTGCTTCTGCGGCCTGTGCCGATCTTCTCTCCCCAGCTGATCGCACCGCTTATCATGACCGACGTTCGCCCGATCATTACACTGTTGGCAGAAATCCTCGTCCGCGAGTCGAAGAACGACCATGCGCGCAGCGCTCTACGCCCGATTCAGCACCGACCGCCAGTCAGAGACGTCCGCAGCAGACCAGCTCCGGCTGTGCCGCCAACGCGCTGAGCGCGACGGCCTGACCATCGTCGCCGAATACCGGGACGAGGCCGTCTCCGGTTCGGTGCCGGTCGGACAGCGCCCCGGCGCGAAGCAGCTGCTGGCCGAATCAGGCGACTGGGACGTGCTCCTGGTCGAAAGCCTGGATCGCATCAGCCGCGACAGCGCGGAACTCGAAATGACCATCCGGCGCCTGGAGCACCGCCGAATCCGGATCGTTGGCGTCTCGGATGGCTACGACTCGACCCAGACGCACCGCAAGCTGATGCGCGGCATCAAGGGCGTCATTGCCCAACAGTATCTGGAAGAGCTTGCGTGGCGCACGCATCGCGGCCTGTCCGGCGTCGTGGCGCGCGGCCATCACGCCGGCGGAATCTCGTATGGCTACCGCACCGTGCCGGCCGAGGGCGGCAACGTGCTGGAGATCGATGGAGAGAAAGCGGCGGTTGTCCGCGATATCTTCCGGCGCTTCGCCGGCGGCGACAGTTGCCAGCGCATTGCGGCCGATCTGAACGCCCGTAGTGTTCGCGGCCCGCGCGGCACCTGGTCGGTGTCCGCCATCTACGGCAGCCCGAACAAAGGCACCGGCATCCTCTGCAACGAGCTGTACGTCGGGCGGTACATCTGGAACCGGTCGCAGTGGGTCAAGGACCCCGACAGCGGGAAACGACAGCGCGTTGAGCGGCCGCGCGGCGAATGGTGCATCCAGCAGCGCGAAGACCTGCGAATTGTCTCGGACGCTCTCTGGGGCGCGGTTCGGGCCCGCATGAACACGCCATATCGGCAGAGCGGCACCAAAGGCAAAGGACTGCCGCCCAAGACGCTGCTAGGCGGCCTGCTGACCTGCGGCATCTGCGGCGCCGCGGTGATCGCGGTGAACTCGATCAAGTACGGCTGCGCGGCGCACAAGGATCGCGGCGATGCGGTCTGCTCCTCGAGGACCTTGGTGCGCAAAGACATCGCCGAGCGGCGCATCCTGGATACGCTGAAAGCGGACTTGCTATCCCCGGCCTCGATGGCATTTATCCATGCCGAGGTCCGCCGACTGCAAAGGGAGCAGGCGCCCGTTGATCACAGCAAACGCATTGCCGAGCTGGAGCGTGAGATCGTGCGGATTGGTGACGCGATCGTCGCCGTGGGCGTCAGCGAGTCACTGGCGGATCGGCTGAAGCGCGCCGAAGCCGAGAAGGCGTCGCTCCTGCGCGAACGTCTGCAGGAACCCGTCGACCTGGCCGGCATTGCCGATCGCTATCGGGCCCTGGTTGCCAGACTGGATGAAGCGCTGGGTCAGGACATCCCACAAAGCCGCGCCGTGCTGCGCGATGTGCTGGGGGCGGTACGGATCGAGGACCGGGAAGACGGCATCTATGCTGTGATGAAACGACCCGCCGTCGCGCTGTTGTCGGTAGCGGGTGTCTCTAGGTCTGGTAGCGGGGGCAGGATTT